AGAACACTTTACAACCTAATGAGTTTGAACTTATATGCCAGTTGCATAGTGTTTACTATAACCATAAATATGTAAAACCTTGCACTTGCAATCCAAAGAAAATAAAGTTATGGATAAAACAACTTAATATAATTTGGAACAATGGGGTTAAAGAAAATTAATGAGTGGGAAAAGGCAGTTGTGTTTCTTTTAAATCTTGATGGTTGGGAGTTGGAACATTGCGGTGATGGTTATTCAAGATATGATGCTAAAGGAAAAACACCAAAAAATATGGATTGCGTTATAGAGATGAAATTCCGTAACAAGTATTATGAAGACAAGATGCTTGAAAAAGACAAGTACGATGCTCTAATGGCTTTAGATGATGTCGTAAAGATATTCTTTGTGAATGACCCTAAAGGAAATTTTATGTATTACCTCAACACTTTAGAGATGCCAACACCAGTTAAAAAGTACTGCCCAGACACAACAATGTGGACAAAGAAAAGACTTTTAAAAGATGTGTACTTGCTTAAAGAAAACCAAGCGGTAAGAATAAATATAAATATAGAACCAAATTAGTTGTTAAATGTTTTGTTTATAAAGTAAAATAGTGTTACATTGCATAAAAATAACATTATGGAAGTAAACAAAGCAGCTTGGGAAAAGTTACGAAAGCAAATAGAATATCATACTGAACAAGATAGTGAGATAACTGATGTACATATTAACTACCAAGTAAAAGAAAGAAAGAATAAAAATTATTTAAAACTTAACATAACAATAGACAAATGGGACAAGATAACAGAATAGAAAAATTAGAAGCACAAGTTGAAATATTAAAAGCACAATTAAAAGAAGCGCAATCACGCACTTACATAGGTGAAACACAAGGTTTATATTGTGATGATGGTGAACTGCATATTGATTACGATAATAACAAAAGACTTGTAATGGATGTAAACCAACTTTTTATGGATTTACCTTTTATTATTAGTCAAGTGTGTAAGGAGCAAAAGAAGATGCAAGAAATGCACCTTGAAATGATTAAAGAAGCACAAACAGAAATATGATTTTATTAGTAGATGCAGATAGTTTAATTTTTGCGAGTTGCTATCGTAAAAGAGAAACACCAGATGACGAACTATACTACACAAACATAGAAGATAGTAGAGCAAAGTTTGATGAGCAATTTATGTCTATTGTTAATCACCTTGAAGAAAAATATCCTATAGATAAAATTTTAACCTTTAGTGGTTCAAAGGGTAACTTTAGAAAACTAATTACACCAAAGTACAAAGCCAACAGAAAGAAACAAGAACTGCCACCACTATTAGATGAGATGCACCAATTTGTAAAAGACCACTACGATAGTATTTGGGGTTACGGTGTAGAAACAGATGATATGGTTGCAAGGTACTGGAAGCAAATTTCAGATGATATTGGTAGAGATGAGGTAATGATTGTTTCAATAGACAAAGACTACAAACAATTTCCTTGCTTGATGTACAACTATCATTATAAGCACCAGGTGGTATTAGACATATCAGAAGAAGAAGCTATGTACAATTTCTATGAGCAATGCATTGTTGGTGATACCGCAGACAATGTAAACTACTTTAAAGGTAAAGGTAAGAAGTTTGCAGAAAAACATTTTAAAGACTGCACAACTAAATACCAATACACAAGAAAACTATATGAATTATTTAAACAAGAATACAAAGGTAAAGCAAGACAAAAATACACAGAGTGCTATCACCTTTTAAAATTAAGAACAGAATAAATATTAATAATTAAAATGGCAAGAACACAAAAAAGAACATCTTTAACTTTCTTAATTTCTTCACCAGAAAAACAAAGTAAAATGTATAATGATTTAGAACTTAAATTATTATGTGTAGAGCATAAATATTTTAAATTAATGTCTAAAAATGAAAGTTTAAAAAAAGATAATCAAAAACTTGAAAATTGTATATTAGAAAAACAAATACATATTGAAAATTTGGTTGATAAATTATTTAGAAAAGCTAATAAAAAAAACAATGAAGACAATTCTAAAACATATTTAATAAAAAACAATCATACAAAACTTTATAAAATTGGTTATTCAAAAAACCCTAAACATAGGGAAAAAACATTGCAATCTCAAGAACCAAGTATTAAAATGGTTAAGATTTGGAATAAGAATATAGAAAGAAAATTACACAAATTATATTCAGAATATAGAGTTAGAGGTGAATGGTTTAATTTAACACCAATACAAGTAAAATATATATGCACACAATTTTAAAATAAAATGAAAGATAAAATAGTAGAAGATTTAAAAAGAGAATTTGATATAAGAAGTTGTGTAGGTATAGACAAATACAAAACAACACTACAAGACAATAACAAAGATGATTTCTTGCAGCACCTAAAAGAAGAACTAATGGATGCAGCTTTATACATACAAAAACTACAAAGCAAATGAATTACAACACAATACCAACAATATTAGAAACACCAGAACAAGTAAGTGAATTACTTATTACTTTAACTGGAATAGATATATACAAACAAACAAGGCAAACCGAATACGTTGAGCATAGGGCTTTACTTTGTCATATATTAAGAAACAAACTTGATATGAGGTGGGTAAGTATATCAGACTTTATAAAATCAAAAGGTAAATCATTTGACCACGCAACAGCAATACACGCAAACAAAATGTATCCATTGTACAAAAAAGATAGATTTGATTATTACGATAAACTTGAAAGTAACTTTATAGTTAAATCACAAATAGAGTACAGCCAGATTTCAAAGTTAGAAGTAATACAAAAAAAGTATGCAACATTAGAAAAAGATTATTTCAAAGCAATAGAAAAGTTAAGCAACTACGATAAACAATATTCAAATGGTTACACACCAAATGAAATGAAATACAGAGATTTAGAAGAAGAACAAAAAATTATGTATGATGAACGTGCAGCTTTAGTATTAAAGTCTTTTGAATGGAAGCAAAACAATAGTGAATACGAAATAATAAACTGTGCAACGTGATAAAAAAAGAATGGCTATTTATGCAAACATCAAAAGAGAAAGCATATCAATTAGTAAAAGCATTTTATGTAGAAACAACAACAAGCACAGAAGCAAAACAATGTGCTAAACTACATATAAGTATTATACTTGAAAACGAAATACTAAAACCATCTAACAACATAGAATACTATCAAGAAGTATTAAAAGAAATAGAAAAGCTATGATAGATTTAAGACTTGGTGATTGTTTAGAGGTTATGAAAGATATACCTTCAGGCAGTATTGATGCAATTATAACAGACCCACCTTACGGAACGACTTCTTGCAAGTGGGATAGCGTGATACCTTTTGAGCCTATGTGGGAACTACTAAACAGAATTATTAAACCTAATGGAGCAATAGTATTGTTTGGTAGTGAGCCGTTTAGTAGTGCTTTGAGAATGAGTAATATTAAGAATTATAAGTATGATTGGATTTGGGATAAAAAAATACCAAGTGGTATGAGTTATGCAAGATTTCAACCAATGAGAAGAAACGAACAAATAAGTGTCTTTTGTGACGGTAAAACAATCTATAACCCTCAAATGGTTTTAAGGGATAAACCAATAAAAGGCGGAGGAATGTCAAAAGGAGAAACAACAAACAACCAAAATTTAAAAGCATTAAAAAAAACATACACACATAAAAATCCTACAAATATATTAGTGTTTGATAAAATTAGACGAGGAAGTTTGCACCCAACACAAAAACCAGTTGATTTGTTAGAGTACTTAATTAAAACCTACACCAACGAAAACGAAACCGTTTTAGATTTTACAATGGGCAGTGGCACAACTGGTGTAGCAGCAAAAAACCTAAACAGAAACTTTATAGGTATAGAACAAGACCAAAAATATTTTAACATAGCAGAACAAAGAATAAAAGAAACAGAATTTAAACTATTTTAATATGAGCAAGAAACTAATACAAAAGCTACAACAACTATTAGACAAATTACCAAAGGGTAAAGAAAGAAAAGCTATAAGAGAAAGACTATTAAAATTAAAGCTGAAAAGATGAATATAACAAATGAAGATAATATGAAACTGATGGCAAGGTATGAGGATAACTACTTTGATTTGGCTATTGTAGACCCACCTTATGGTATAAGCATAAACAAACAATCACAAGGTAAAGGAGGTGGTGTTGCTAAAAAAATAAACTATACTCAAAAAGATTGGGATAGTGAAGCTCCAAACAAAAAATACTTTTTTGAATTATTAAGAGTAAGTAAAAATGTTATTATTTGGGGTGCAAATTATTTTATAGAAAATATACCAAATGCTAATAGTAGTTGTTGGATTGTTTGGGATAAAGATAATGGCGCTTCAGATTTTGCCGATAGTGAATTGGCTTATACAAATTTTAAAACAAGTGTTAGAAATTATAAATGTAAATGGGCTGGGATGCTTCAGTATGATATGAAAAACAAAGAAACAAGAATACACCCAACTCAAAAACCAATTAGGCTTTATGAATGGCTTTTAATGAATTATGCCAAAGAAGGGGATAAGATACTCGATACTCATTTAGGTAGTGGAAGTATTGCTATTGCTTGTCATAACTTAAAATATGATTTAACCGCTTGTGAACTTGATAAGGAGTACTATGAAGCAGCAATAAAAAGAATAGAGCAACATAAACAACAATTAACAATGTTCTAAAAACAAAGATTAATTACGTTATATAATTGAATAAACAAAATACTATCAAATGGATAAAAGAAAAAATAACGGTGGTAAAAGAGAGGGTGCAGGTAGACCAAAGAAAGCAGATGAACTTAAACTAATAGAAAAGTTAGATAACCTTATTGATAATGATGAGGTTATTAAAACACTTGGTAAACAAATACTAAAAGGTGATAGTCGTGCTATGTCATTGTACTTCGGTTACAGATATGGTAAACCTAAAGAAAGTGTAGACATAACCTCAACAGATGGGTTTAATATTAACTTTAAAGATATTATCAAATTTAAGTGATAGAAGTTGACCCAAAGTATAAACCAATCCAAACATCAGATGCCAGGTATTATATTGTAACTGGCGGTAGGGGTTCTGGTAAATCGTATTCTATAAACTTACTTTTGTTATTGCTCACTTTTGAAACTGGGCATACAATCTTATTTACAAGGTTTACACTATCGAGTGCATACATTTCTATTATACCAGAGTTTATAGACAAGATAGAAACACTTAACTTACAAGATGCATTCTATATAACAAAAGATGAAATACGAAATAAGCTATCTGGTAGCAAGATAATCTTTAAGGGTATCAAGACATCAAGCGGTGACCAAACGGCTAACCTAAAGTCTTTAACAAACGTTTCTACGTGGGTAATGGATGAAGCAGAAGAACTGCAAGATGAAAACATATTTGACAAGATAGATTTAAGTGTAAGAAACCTCAACCAAAAGAATAGGGTAATCTTAATTTTAAACCCAGTTACAAAAGAGCATTGGATATATAATAGGTTCTTTGAAGATAAAGGTGTACAAGCTGGAACAAACTCAACTAAAGGCAATACAACCTATATACACACAACTTATTTAGATAACATAGAAAACCTATCTAAAAGCTATTTAGAGCAAATAGAAAACATTAAGAAACGCAGACCAGAGAAATACAAACATCAAATGTTAGGTGGATGGTTAGACAAAGCAGAGGGTGTAATATTTACTAACTGGAAAATAGGTGAGTTTAAAAAAGTAGGTGTAAGTGTCTTTGGTCAAGATTATGGATTTGCAGCAGACGAAAACAGTTTGGTGGAAACTAACATTGATACAAACAACAAGATAATCTATTTAAAGGAGTGCTTTTACTTGAAAGGTCTTACCACATCACAAATAGCTGAACTAAACCTTAAACACGCTAAAAACCATCTTATAGTAGGTGATAGTGCTGAACCAAGATTGTTGCACGAACTTAAAGCAAAAGGTTGTAATGTAGTCAAAGCAATAAAAGGTCAAGGTTCAATTACCTATGGTATAGCTTTACTACAAGATTATGATTTGATTGTAGAAGAAAATAGTATTAACTTAATCAAAGAACTAAACAACTATTCTTGGTTAGAGAAAAAGTCTAAAACACCACAAGACAAATTTAATCATTTGATAGATGCAATTAGGTATTCTGTATCATATCAACTACAAAATCCAAACAGAGGTAATTACTTTATATCATAAAAGTTATTAAATTATTTGTTGGTATGTTATTTATTTGTATATTGCGGTATATTAATTTAACAAAACAGATATTATGAAACCAATTTACACAAAAGAAGAATTAAACTTTTTATCATTAAGAAAATATAATAAACGTTATTGTGATTTAACATTTATTGAATTTAGGTTTTTATTAACATAAACAAAACAGATATGAAAGACACAGTTTTTTTACCAGTACAAGAATTTCAAAAACTTTACAGTATTAAGTTAAGGTTAGAAACCTACTTTAATTATATGGAAGATAACAGAGGTGTATTAAAACATATAGCACCTACATTTTTAGAAGATGCTAAAGAATACATCAAAGAATATAACGAACTGACAAATGGAAAAGACTACTAACTATAAAACACAAATAATAATAGTATTAATCATAGCATTTTTTGCGGTAGTATTAAATGCTTTAAACATATATATAAATGTATAGTAATTGTTGTGGTGCAGAAGCATCTTATTTAAGTGATGAACTATGTGGCGCTTGTAAAGAACACGCAGTATTTAACGAAATAGAAGAATAAACAAAACAGATATGAAACAGATAACAAATAAACACACACTAATAAAAGTAGTCAGATTAAGAACTGGCATTATTACCGAACAATGGAAAAATTTAGAAACTGGAATAATTAAAATAATAACACTATGAATTGGTATGA